GCGACCCTGCGCCGGGAGAGTCGAAAGGAAAGAAGGGAAAGTCCTTCAAGGCAGTCATGCTTCTGGGAAAAAGAGACGGTAAGCTCTATGTAATAAAGGCGCGCCTTGCACAGGCACTCAATGCCGAGTTCATCGACTGGTATGTGCAGCTGCTGGAATATGTCGCTGGGCGCAGCACCGTCTACTGCTGGATGGAGAACAACAAGCTGCAGGATCCATTCTTCCAGCAGGTATTCCGGCCGCTCGTCCGTAAGGTTCGCAAGGAAAAGGACATCACGCTTTACATTCAGGGGGACGAGGAAAAGAAGACGGACAAGGCCACGCGTATCGAGGCGAACCTCGAACCCATGAACCGTGAAGGCAACCTGATCCTTAACGAGGAGGAACAGGACAACCCTCACATGAAGGAACTTGAAGACCAATTCAAGCTGTTCACGCTCTCCTTGAAATATCCAGCCGACGGACCTGATGCCGTAGAGGGTGGTAACAGAAAGATTGACCAGACCGCCCAACGGGCAGACCGTCCACTGATACAGTCAAGAAAAAGTATAAGAACAAAAAACAGACACAGGATATGAGCCAGTTTATAGACATAAAAGACTACGATGCAAGCGTTCACCGCGAGATACTTGATGCGCTTGTAAGAGATGATGAGACACTCGTTGAGATTTGCGAGGACAGGGCGATAGCCGAAATGCGAAGTTATCTGTATAAACGCTATGACTGTAACGCCATCTTCGCGGCAACAGGCAATGAGCGCAACCAGCTTGTTTTGATGATGGTCATTGATATTGCCGTATATCACATCTTCTGCATCCACAATCCCATGAAACTTTCGCAGGTGCGTAAAGACCGATATGAAAGAGCCGTGGAATGGATGAAGGCGGTGTCCAAGGAAGAAATATCCATTGATGGCGTACCGCTCCTGCCTGAAGACGAGAGGGCAGCAAAGGCAGCACTCATGTTCAAAAGTAACAGAAAAAGAGAAAACAGATTATAATCATGGCAAAGAAGAATACACGCATAACCATCAGTGGCAATATGCCACGCCCCGGACAACGGCAGCCAGCCATTATCAGGCTGACACAGCCAAAGCGATTCAACATAGACACTGCTGACTTCATGACGGCTGTCAAGGCTGCAGAGAACGTTGATTACACGCAGCGGGCAAAACTCTACGACCTCTACAATGACATTTTGCTTGATGCTCACTTGTCAAGCGTCATTGACAAGCGAAAGAACGCAGTTTTAAGCTCAAGCATTGAGTTCCACCGAAACGGAAAGCCCGACGAGGAAATCAATGAGCAGTTGTTTTCGCCATGGTTCTATCGCTGTGTGGCCGATATACTTGATGCGCGCTTCTGGGGTTTTTCATTGATGCAGTTCTACAAAAAGGGCGAGTGGGTGGACTACGACCTTGTGCCGCGTAAGCACGTGGAGCCTGTCCGCAAGCTCATCCTCACCAGACAGACGGATCTGATGGGAACATCGTGGGAGGAATTTGAAGACTTGCTCTTCATCGGCGGCAGCACTGACCTTGGACTGCTTGCAAGGGCTGCACCATGGGTTATCTACAAGCGTAACACGACTGCCGACTGGGCACAGTTCTCGGAGGTGTTCGGTATGCCCATACAGGAATACACTTATGAGACGGATGACGAAGATGCGCGTGCACGTGCCCTTCAAGATGCAAATTCCATCGGTTCGCTTGCCACCTTTATCCATGGGAAGGACACGGAACTGCAGCTGCGTGAGGCGGGAAACAAGACGGGCTCGGCGGAAGTCTACGACCGTTTCATAGAACGCTGCAACAGTGAAATCTCCAAGCTCATTCTTGGCAACACATTAACCACGGAGGCATCTGCAAAGGGCACACAAGCACTTGGTACCGTGCACAAGAAAGTGGAAGAAGCCGTAGCAAAGGCGGATAGGGAATTCGTCCTCAACGTGCTGAACTATGACATGGCTGACATATTTGCGCACATGGGTATTAACACTGCTGGTGGCAAGTTCTGTTTCCCTGAGAAAAAAGATACTGACCCCAATATGAAAGTGAACATTCTTACGCGCCTTCACACGACATTTTCTCTCCCTGTTGATGATGACTACCTCTACGAGGAATTTGGCATTGAAAAGCCAAAGAACTATGACCAGCAGAAAAAACAACAGTTGGAAGAAAAGAAAGTGCGTGAGAATACCTTGCAGCAGAAGAAGGCAAAAGGGAGGAAAAAGGAGACTCATAATAACAAATCACAAAAAACAAGACTTAAGAACCGCTTCCGCTCTTTTTTCGTGAAAGCCCCGAAGGGCGGGGCTCATTTAGACTGGTAGTCAATCATACCTATTTCGATGCTGACGACGCACCTTTTGCTGATATGGAAATCAGCGAAAGCGTATTAAGGAAGGCACTTGAAAACATCTACAAGAAGAAGTTCAATATTGATACCGATATTGAGCCACACCTTTTTGAAGCACTGCGGGATGTGTTCAACAAAGCGACAGATGGGGCTTTCGCTGCCTCTGACCACGACAGGGACTTCCAACAGCAGCTGCGCCACAGCAACGATGTGTTCTCGGCATTCAAGGTGCATCGCATGCAGAACGACATGGTTGCTCGTCTGATGGATTCAAACGGCAATTTAAAGCCGTTCAAACAGTGGTTGAAAGATGTTCTGCCGATAGCGTCGCATCAGTGTGGCGCATGGTTGAAGACAGAATATGACACGGCGGTGCTCCGTGCGCATCAGGCTGCCGACTGGCAACAGTTCCAGCGCGAGAGCGATGTGCTGCCTAACCTCAAGTGGATGCCATCGACAAGCTTGCACCCTGGCGAAGACCACCGCCATTATTGGGGAGTCATTCGACCTGTTAATGATAAATTTTGGAACGAGCATCGACCAGGCGACCGATGGAACTGCAAGTGCAGCCTGTCAAGTACAGACGAGCCTGTTACGCCTGTGCCCGACAACGACGAGGTTTCACAACCACAAGCGGGACTGACGGGGAATCCAGGCATGACAGGCGAGACTTTCTCAGACGACCACCCGTACTTCCCGAAATCGTGCCAGGATTGCGACTTCTATCGCCCTGACCTGAAGAACAGGTTAAAGAATCTATTCACAAACAGGGTGAAGGACTGTTATACCTGTCCGTATATTGATAAATGTATCGACAGGCTTGGCGCAGATGGTTTCAAGCTGGAGCGAAAGTACCCAAACGGAGGAACGCTTTATATCCATTCCGATGCAGATAAAGACAAAAATGACTACAAGGCAATATTGACCATAGCAAGAATTTTCGCAAAAGAAGGTAAGACGGTGAGGATAACTCCACGGCTACATCATAAGTCCGAAGAGTATCGAAGTATATACGGTTCGCTCATTGGTACGCGATACGAGAGAAAGTGTCCTGATTTTCAAGTAGACGGAGTTTTCTATGAGTATGAAGGTTTCATAAAACCATGGAACAAGAAGAAGGTAGGACGCATGCTGTCCCATGGTCTTGACCAGTCTTCTCGTATTATAATTGATAATACCAAAGGATGTTCGGAACGTTTTATAAGAAAGCAGATAATGGCGCGGATTCATTTGCCCAAACAGTCCATAGAAGAAGTATGGATTTACGAAAAAGGAAACGTGAGATTATTCTATAAAGATGGTACTTTCTATAAAAACAACGGAGGAAACTGAGTCCCTCCGCGATGCAACGTGCCGTAGCACATGCTAACTTCTTTATGAAGCTGTTGCAAATATACAACTTATTTTTTTTAAAAGCAAGCAAATGGACATAAAAGTTTTCTCAGAGCTCATAAAAAGACAAAGTAGGGAGATTGAGCAGCTCATGCGACGGCAGCTTCCTATCAAGGTTGGGCGTATGGCGAAAGACCATTACCAGGATAACTTCCGCAAGGGGGGATTCGTTACTCGTGGCTTGCATAAGTGGCCGACAACAAAGCGACAACTGTCTGGTTCTGCTTCAGCAGCGGCTTCCTATAACCCGTTGCTTTCCGGGCGCAACCACCTGTTCGGTTCTGTCAAGTATGTGCCAGGAGACTACCGTGTAACCGTCTCCAACGATTTGCCTTATGCAGCCGTGCATAACCAAGGAGGAACGGTCAGTCCTACGATAACGCCAAAGATGCGCCGTTTTGCATGGTATATGTATTACAAGTCCTCGAGGGGACAAAAAGGGAAGAAGAGAAGTCCTGCTCAGTCAGTATCTCCGCAGGCTGAATTTTGGCGCAATCTTGCACTTACCCGAAAGACAAGACTTTCCGTAAAAATTCCCAAGCGTCAGTTTATCGGTGAGAGTGCCGAATTGAAGCAACGCATAAACGAGAAAATAGAACAGGAGATCATGAACACTTTAGATTTATAGCAAATGGAAGAAATTTTCACATCTATCCTCAAGCTCATCAATGATGAGATGCCTGAACTTTCGCTCGTAGACGAGGACTACGGGCAACTGGAAACAGCCGAGGACACATACCCTGTAACTTTCCCCTGTGCACTTATTGGCAACATGGAGGCAGACTGGGAGGAAATCGGCATGGGCACACAAAAGGGCATGGTTACGCTTACCGCCCGTCTTGCCATCGACTGCTACGATGATACGCACATCGGTTCCGGAACAACAGCAAAGGTGGCGGAACGGCTGCAGATGGCAAATCGCCTGTATACGACACTTCAGTGCTCCCGCCATAGCGACAATATGGGAGCAATGTTCCGAACGAAGACAAGATGTTATTCACTGCCTGGAATGATAAAGGTATATGAATACGTATTTCAATTTGAACTGCACGATGGTTCTGCAGCCTTATAAAAAAGGTAAAAGGCTTCTGTAGCCTTTTACCTTTCCACTTCTGAAAAGAGCTCCAACTGTTTCGCCGTAAGGTGTGGCATTCTGACTTTAGGAACCGGGCGCACTTGAATATCTTTTATCTCACTGCACTTGCGACGAATGATACTCATGATGCGTTCTTCACTGATAAAGAACTCCTGTCTCGACAGAATGCGAAGGGCATCGTCAAAACGGAGGCGTTTCTCCTCCGTCCAATAATAGTAACGACGGCACAAGGCTTCGTCGCGCAGTTCTATCAGTCCTTTATCTCTTCCTTTCCCCATAGTTGCAAAAGTAGCAATTAATCTGCTTATTTGCAAGTAATTACATGTTTTTTCATCAATTATCAATAAAAAAAACGCCCAATTGTGTGTTCGCACACACTTATGGGCATTTTTTTAGTTTTCTTCTCTCAAAAAACGATAAGGTATCACAGCCTACAGAAGCTGGGTTCTATTCGTTCCCATACGTTCGTTTTCGGGTTCTTTTTCGAGAAATAGTAATTTACAGCGTTCTTTTGCACCACATTAGCCTCTTTGAAGAGGTTCATGATTTCGGAGTATTCACCATCGAACTTTGCTTCCAAGTCGTAGAGCTTGGAAATGCTCTTGTAATCAAGGTCGCCAGCCTTGTTACGCTCCAGCAATGTCATCGCCATCTGATACATAGGATCGTCAGAGCCTTTTTCGCTTTTTTTCATGTAACGCTTCAAATAGTCGATAAGCCGCTCTGCAGCAAGGTCGGCACGCTCATCAAAGCCTTTCACTTTGTTGCTCGCTATCTCCAGGCGAAAATCACCATCGGTTACTGTATAGCTGCGCTGTTCGCTGTTTCGTACCTGTCCATAGTCTTTCATGATGCTTACAAAGCCCTCTACTTCACCTTGCAACCAGTCATGGAAGCAACGGACGTCAGTTACAACCTGCTGCAGACGCTCATCGACATTGTGAATGAATTCAGCACGCAACGCCTCATAGGTTTCCCTGCGTGCAATGCGTGTTTGATTTTCTTCATTCTGCAACTCTGCAAGCAATTTAGCCCGCTCTTCCTTACTTAATTTTTGAATGTTTACTGTCGTGTCCATATTACTTTATTACTTTGTTTTGTTCTTTTGTTTTCTGATTATTATTCTCATTTTGGTATTCAGACTGTTGAGTTCTTCAACATCTAATTCTCTGAATCGTTTGCCGGCTATGCGAGTATCTTTGCAAAAAGCGTCTACGTGCGTCCATTCAGTGGTGTCTATTCCATATACTTGAAACTGGTGAAGTACGCTACTCCGCACTCTTCGCAGTTCTTTTTGATAAACAACCCTACGCTCATCATAACCCACTATATTTTCCATCTGCCGGCACATACTGTCATACTCTGCTGCTGACATCTGACGCAGGTGAACTGTTCTACCTTGAGTAAACTGATATACCAGCGTCTCCTTGTCTGCACCTGGCATCTTTTTTAGCAAGGTATAAAACCTTGCGTAATTCCTGTCTTCTCCCATAATTTCTCTGATTTCCAATCTTTGTAGTTCTGACGGGCTTTGGCCACTGCCTCGGGCAAGGTACCGTTGATGTCGCCGACACCGAACAAGGGTACACCATTCACACAGGCATAAAGCTCGCCATTGAATTCCATCACCTGCACGGCTTCGCGTGCCTCTGCGTCGAGTTGCGTCTGACGCTTGTATTCAATACTTGCAGCACGCTGTTCGTGCCATACCTGCAATCGCTTTTTAATTTCATCTAAGATTTTCATATTTTTCTATTTTTTAATGTAATAACTCTGAAGTAATTTGCCATTTCTCTTGATAAGGAGCTGCGTCTGCCCATCTTCTTTCATAAGATAGGAGGTTATCTCGCTTCTTATTCTTACGTCTTTGCGAACGTAGAGCTTGTTGATAAAATCATCTATGAAGCCCTTCAGCTCTTGCCACTCTTCGGGGGTGTCTTCCATACCTCTCAACGCATAGGATTGACTGATTTCCATTTGCAATCGAAGTAGCCATTCGGGCTTATCGTTTGGAATTATCGACTTGTAACTTAAAACGTCCATATATTACTCTTTTGCTTTCCACTCAATAGTTACAACGGCATTGAGCTTACCGCTGCCCTTGCATATCGGGCATTCCTTTTTATACCGCTCTTGATACTCGTCCTCTTGCCAGTGATACCCATTTCCTTGGCAATATGGGCAACTATGGTTATTGCTTTCGATGGATTCTTTCATGCGACAACCAATACTCATCTTTCCAGGAGTGATTTCAATAATATGTCTTTCCTTACTCATACTAATATCTAAAATCGGTAAAATGAATAATTGCCATTGGCTTTGTCAGGTCATAGAGGATAAACCATTCTGTCCAATCAATAAGGGACAAACCGTCTCTAACAGCTAATTGGTAAGCTTGTAATTCATGCGTTCCGATTATTGGCCGAAACAGACTCTGGTCAAATTCCAATCTTTGAATACCAATGCCGTTGGCTTTTGTAAATTCTTTCAATAAAACCTGCTTGCTTCTGTATGGTTTCCCACACCATTGCCGAACGGATAAAACGGCATTTCCTGCTTGTACTTCTGCTATTCTCTTTTTCCATAGAGGATAGTTTGCACGTATAGTATGCAATTTGGTTATACCGAGCTGGCAAGCAAAGCAAGTCGCTTCTCCCGAACGGAGATGTCTCTTTGGGAAAACTTTTGATAAAATCAGAACATAAGTTTTCATTGTCTTATCGTAATTCTAACACTTTAAAATTAAATGTTTCTAAATTTCAAGCCTTTTGTCGTTCCAAACCTCAATATGGCCGCACTGATATAGTTAGCAGGAATATTCAACTGGCTGGAAGCTTGCTTGATGGATTCATACCTGATACCGGTAGTTATGCATAAGATAGGCTTCTGAACGCCTTTTCCCCATTTGCTGTTCGGGTCGTCTGCCATACGCTTGCTTTGCTCGCTCGATGCCTTTCGCCTTTTCTCTTTCATTTCCTCGCTCATTCTTGAATTATAAAGCGAAGACCAAGGGTGTCCTTTTTTCAGGGAGCCGTCAATATTCCTTCCTATTGTCGGCCGCCACCTGTAATCTCCCAAAGGAGACCAGTCATCTTCATACAACAATTTATGTCCAGCGCACAGCTGCTGTTTTTTTATGGCGTATGATATGGAGTGGCGGTCTTTTAATCCCAAATATTTCTGACATTCAGCCACGCTTTCAAACTCGCGGGCGACAGAACCGTCCTGCGCTATCATCAGTACCGACCTCTTCAAAAACCCCTGCACACCTTTCCGTGTATGATGCTTTCGTGAGGATATGTTTGTTCCCTTATTGTACGGCACATTCCCTTTCTTGAAACTGCCATCGTTTGCTGTTCTTTTCATATTATCTCAATTGAATATTATTTACTTTTCATTCACCCCAGTACACCTTAGCTCTTTCCTCCCATATCGTGTAATAACCAAGATTACCAAAATAGCGTCCTTTACTGATAGCTCTGTAGCCCTCCACCCATATCTTCAGTGCAGCATCAAACATAACGCTCACGGCTGTACGTCCTGAAGGTTTGTTTCCTTCTGCCTGACTGATGAAGATAAGAAGCTTATCACGATGTTGCGCCTTAAACTTCTGATACTCCTTAAAGCTCATCTGTGTATATTGAAAGCTGTCAATGACCACGATGTCTGGGCTTTTGCGCTTCTTGAGACGTGCATCAAGGTCTTCCATACTCTCACTGATGAGGATAAACCGCCGTGCAACGTCTTGCATACCTGCTTTCATAAGCGCATTCTTCATTGTCAGAGAGAAACCTTCCTCTAAGGAATTGTAGGCAACCTTTCCGTACTTTGCCAACTCTTTGCAGAGCTTCATCGTAAAGCTGGTCTTACCGCTTCCGCTTCGTCCCCAGATGAACCATACACCTCCTCGCTCCGGTGCTCCGAAAGCATCTGCCCAGTCGCCTTCAAATGGATAAGTTTCTTTCTTCATACGTAGCATATCGGTTACTGACATTGCTCTGTTCATTGTTTTGAGGTTTGAACGTTATTTGAATGTTGTTTTACCGCTGTTTGAGCAGCCATTAACTTCACTCTGTGAATGCTCTTCTTTACTCTGCGCAAGTCGAACTCGTATTCTTCAGAGTCTTTCACTACTTCCGATATGCGTGCTTTATCTGTTACGCCATTTGCCATACAAACCGCATAGACATCATGAGCTCCTGTACGCTCCAACTCAAAGAATTTGCGACCGATACGCGAGTGTATCTCGTTATATCCACACTTGTTGTATCGCAGTCCCATTGTCATACGACGCTTGATATAGCTTGTAGAGAAGAAGACGATACCGCACTTGTCCTCCAGTCGGTTGTAAAGGTCAATAAAATAGTGGAACACTCTCTCCGGCAACTTGTCCGCCTCGTCAAAAAGAAGCAGTGGTGCTTCCATCTGAATAAGATCGTCAATGATTCTGTCGAGCAGCTCTCTGATGCTGTAACCTTCTGTACGCTGACCTATACGTCGTGCAATCTCACGGATGAAGTCGCTTTTCTTCATATCTTCTGAGCAGAGGATATAAAACACCTCATTGTGTTCGCTGGCGTATAGCTTAGCTGTGGTTGTCTTTCCACAGCCTGCTTCTCCCACTATCCATGTGACATTCTTCACGGCTTGGGCATCTTTCATGACGAGTGTCATTTCCTGAAAGGCTTTCGTTTCAACTACCTGCCAGCCTGTCCCTGCCGTGGTGCCCAACTGTGAAGCGAGGTTACGCCACATATCGTCCGAAATGTTCTCCCACTTACCTTGCAGAATGCTGCTCACCGTTGCGCTGCTCGTTCCCATGAGGCTCTGTGCAGCCTTGTTCTGACTTGGATACTTGCTGACGTATTGTCTCAAGTACTCTTGTATCTGTCCTTTTTCGTTCTTTGTCAGTTTCATAATATTGTTCTTTTAAATATTTTACTTTCTTATTAAAGCTTTCCAGCTACTGAAGCCATATCAACCACAGTTGTCTCAACCGCTGACCAATCCTCAAGGCTTACCTGCTTTGTCTTTCTTCCAATCTTATACTCTTCAGGCGACTTGCTATAGATACCTGTACGGCGTTCTATCTGCCTGCGTTCAGCTGCTGTCATTCCCTTAGGCTTTGGACTACGCAGACCGTGCTGCTCTGGCATTACACCGTGAGCCTTTTCAATCTCACGTCCAGCAACGGTGCGCTCAATACGGTCAGTAGTGTTCGCAGCCTGTTCCTGTCTGATGAATGCAGCTTCGCCTTCTGTCTGATCTTGTATGGCACGATGAATCACAACGTATGGTTCTGCTACTCTTTCAAAGCGCAGACTACCATCAGCTTCTTTCTTATAGAGCCGAACGCTTCTGAAGTCGTAAGGATCGTACTTGACTACGAACCGCTCGTAAGTGTGCTGTCTACGCCACTCGTGGTCTGGCATACCCGGTTCACTCATTACCTCGTATTGTCGCTTCTCCTTCTTAATCGTTACGCTTATGCCCTGGTCGGTGAAGGTGCTCATACGCTTAGCCGTTACCCAGAACATATCCACCATGTCGTGTGCTGTAACTTGCTGTGTCTCCTCATTCACGCTATTGTCGTAGGCTTCCTGACGGCTCTTGCCGTATGCAGGGTGTTGCATTTCGTTCCACTCCTTAGTAGCCTTTGTGTAAGCATCTTTCAGTTCCTCAAGTGTATAGAGTGAATCCTTGTTCTCCTCAATAAATTCAAGGTTCGGACGGCTCGACATCTTCTTTGCCGTAATGTTCTGACCTGTGAAACGCCAATCCTTATGCAGCACTTGTTGTTGGAATCGGCCGAACACTGCCTCAATGGTCTTTGATTCACCATTATATGGTTGTGTCGTTCTATGCACGTGGCAAAGCTTACTGAATAATCCGTCGGCGTCCAGCTTCTTGTGCCCGCCTTGGTTGTCGTGCACAATCTCGTAAGGCTTGTGCTTGCTGGTCTGAATTGCCATGCGATATGCGTGGTATTGCGCTTCGTAGTCCTCCGTATCGCTGATATGCCAACCAAGCATCACCTCACTCATCGCGTCAATGACTACATAGACCTGCGTGGTGCGCACCTTGCCAGCATCATCCTTATAATATAGGTTCAGCTTCGTACCATCACCATACCACAGCGCATCACGCTTCGTTGGCAGTGCCGTGCGGTGTTTACGTCCGAACTTCTGTCGTGCTGCCTGCTCACCATGCACAGCATCGTACCATAGTGGCATAATCGCAGCACTGTTCAGCCATCGCTTCATACCGCTAAGGCTTTTCAGTGGCTTCCAGCCGTTTGCTTCTGCCTGGCGGTTTGCCTCTTCAAAGAGCTGCGCATCGGTGTAGACTGGAACTCTGCAACGCTTCAGTGCGATGAGTAGCTGTCCGAACTCGTCAGTAATCTTCTGCGTGTTCTTATTGCCTACCTTACCGCTAATAAGACTCTTATACCCATCTGCCTTGAAAGCCTTAATCTTTGCCTTCAGTCGTGCTTCATTCTGTGGTAGAGTGTGCTGATATTCCTCACGCATGGTTTCAGAACTCTGATAGATTACTTCCCAAGCTCCGCCCATACTGCCATTCAGACTCTGACGGATAGCTCTGCGCTGTGCCATCATCTTCAAAAGCTCTTTCAATACGCTGGCGTTAATGGTGTACTCCTCTATAAGCTTCTCTGTCAGATGTTCCTGCTTGCCGTTTTTCTCGTACACAAAAGCCTCATACCAGTCACGTGCCTCTCCATCAAGCTTGATGCGGTCACGCATCATTGCTTCCTTCATTCGTTGCTCTGGATCACCGTATCGTTCCATATACCGAGCCTTGTATTTCTGAGGAATGGAACTCCATGCGTAGAGTGTATAGCCACCCTCGCCTCCGAACCGATGAACACGTGAAACCTTACCTTTTGAAGCATACACATTCAGTGTGCCCTCTTTGAAGATAGGATTGCTGCCAGATGTCAGTTCAGGACTCGTTACGCACAATATCTTATTGAAGTATTCCATCCCGTTTAGATTACAAACTCATAGCTATCATTTCAACCTCGTTCTGCAACTCCATAAAGCCAGGTATGTCAGAAGGCTGCTCAACGCGTTCCTCTTTTCCATCAACCAGTATATGCGCACTGCCGT